GTTTGAGTTGTTGTAGTTGTACTGTTCATAGACCCTGTAGTAAACTGAGGGGTGACAGTATTAGCTCTTGCTACTGCGGGTGATAACAGGGCTAAGAGTATGATTAGTTTTTTCATACTTTTGGTTGTTTGTCTTTTTCGCCTTTTGTTCTACCTGTAGACAGCCCAAACGTAGCCAACGCACCCGTAAAAATCGAGGCGACGAACGTTATATCGGACGATCCTCCAGTCTTTTTGACCATAGGTAGCTCAACATAGTTTAGTGTAATTATAAAACCAGACCAAATGACTACACCTAGACGTACTATTGCACCTAGAACTGCCATCTGTTCGTCATGGTCATCTACATTTTCTTTTAGTTTTTTGAAGAAACTTTTTGGTGTCCCTTTAATTGGCTTATCTTCTTCCATGTTGTTTTTAGTATTGGTTTCATTACAGTGACCACCCATTTAAAGGCTGCTGTAGCTGTCAAAGTTGCAGCCACACTAACTACTGCTGTTGTTGATGCAGTAATTAATATTTCATTTTCTGGTAAAGGTACATCAAAATCTATTATTGGAATATTGACGTTTCTTATACCTGTATCTACCTCTTCTGAAGTTTCAGCTTGTACACCATCAGGTTTTTTTAAGTCACTAGGTGGTACGACCATGGGAGCATAATAAGGAACTTTTCCAGTCGGTAAAGGTATTGATATTGTTGGTATCGTCTCGACTGGTGGTATTACTATAGTGGGTATTTCCACTAAAATTCCTTACCTCCGTCAGGTAACTTTTTAGCTAGAAAATTAAGATTTAAAAGATATCTAAAAGGTGTATCTGTTTGATGACAGCCTGAGTGTCTTAAATCAGATGAAAATATAACAGCTCTATTTGCTTTAGATTTAATAGGAGCCTTATCTTCTTCAAACATAGTTGCACCATTACAGTCGTTCAAATATAAAATCATTGTCCAGATTTCGGGCCCATGTATATCAATATCTGTGTGAAATGCTTCTGGTTCTAAAACCTTACCACTTGGATTTACTAAATCTAAATTAGCTTTAAGTCTAATTAGAGAAAATAGTTCTAATTTTTCTATAATGGGCACACATAACTCAAATTCTCTGCCTTGTGGACTAATCCAGTACAAATTATTTGAAAATGCAACGTTTGTATCGTTATCATTTGCTGCACCTATACGTGCAAACCATGGAAATTGTGGCCCAGTTATAGCGTCAGATAGTGCCTTAAACTCTTTTTTAGGTAAAAAATCGTCGTAAATATATCTCATATTATTCTCCGCAAGAATTACAACCAGTAGATCGCCAAGAATTTGTCTCGTTGTACTCATCCCAACAGTCTAATCCATCAAAACATTCTGGTGTTATAACAAAACAAAGTGAAGCTTTTTTACCTTCAGCCATCATTTTTAAAACTCTATGATTTCCGTCAAAAATACAGTATTCTTTTTCAAAATTTTTATTAAGAGGATCTAGATTTGACTTATAAATTATTGGAGGAAATCTAGTATCAGCTTCAAGTATTCGTTTCTTTGATAACTTAGTTCGTGGATTATTAGGATCAGGTTTTCTGACACCTATTCTTTTAAAAGGAACAATAACTAGACTATTTAAATTTATTCTTTCATATATTTCGTTGGTTCTATATACACGTTTATGTTCTACAAAAGGGTTTTTAAAATGGGTTGGAAGCATTAGTTTTAATCTAATAAAGTATCTAGTTCATCACGTTTATATGTTCTATCCTTTGGAATTTTTTCTTTTATAAATTTGATATGTGCATCGACATGCTTTAGCTGAGTGTCATCTCCTTCTCTTGCCCAATAAAGAGCATCGAATTGTTTACCAGTATCGGGATAGTGCTCCCGTCTTGCTGTTTTATAATCAACTTCATCATCTAATTTGTCCTCTACATACTCGTGTACTTCACCAACTTTTAGAGGAACATCATCTACGCTATCCCATTCTTGAAATGTGTTATTGAAGGAGTTAATAACTCTTATAAGAGCTGCTTTGTGTTGCCCTTTTTCAGTAGGTACCGTAGCTATAGATCCATCTGCAAACTCTACGTCAACAGAGTTTACAGTAACTTTTTTAATTGTAAATTTCATAATTAATTACCGGCAACTGTGCCGTTATTGTTAAATGTAATCGACGAACGATTGTATATGTAGTAACCAGCTGAACCTCCAGAACTACCGCTAGAACCTCCAGATCCACTAGAACCTCCAGATCCTCCAGAGCCATTAGTGTAGTTTCCGTTTGCTCCGCTATTTCCTGTAGCACCAGCGTTTCCAGATGAGCCAGTTCCGCCGTTTCCTCCAGCGTTACCAAATGTTCCTCCTGTTCCACCAGTTCCACCTTGTCCGCCAGACCCAGCCTGACCTCCGGTACCACCAGCTCCAGCGTTGGTTCCACCACTAGAACCGCTAGAACCAGATGATCCAGCTGAACCACTAGCTCCGCTAGAACCACTTGTATTTAACTGGTTAAATCCTTGTCCTACACCTCCAGCTCCACCAGCTCCACCAGCACCTCCGCTAGATCCGCCAGCTCCACCAGAGCCACCATTATGATAGTTATATCTGTAGCAGTAAACGGCGTAATCAATACTCCAATATGTATAAGCGTAAACTCCACCACATGTAGCAAAGTCATGTCCTGACGCACAATGCCAACCGTTACATGTATTTCTCATACCACCGTAACCCCACTGTAATCCGTCGGAACAGTTTCTCCAAGAAATCACTTGACACAAATACTGATTGCTTCTGCCTTGACCACCAGTGCCTCCAGTACCTCCAGCTCCGCCAGAGCCACCTTGACCACCTTGACCGCCACCGCCACCGCCAGCTTTTATACTGCCGCCTGAGTTAAGGTTGATGGTTACACCAGATGTTTGTATACAGTAAATTGCATTTCCACCAGTACCACCATTAGAAGCACCACCATGTCCGTGAACATTGCCACTAATATCAAAAACAATAGTGCCTCCCATACCACTAGGTAAGGTCATAGCATGTGTAGATGTTCCACCAACTGTTACTCCAGATGGGACAATCACACGTTTAGGTACTGTCGACGACCAGTTACTTCCAAAGATTGTTGCATAATTAGCATGAGTATCCCCATCACTATGTGTATGTTGTATCTCGTTTACAGCAGAATAGCAGTCAGTTAATTTTATTTCGCCTGATTCAGGTATGTTTGTGTTGTTTCCGGGCACTAGCCCAGCATTACGGTAGTACTCGCTTAATTTGTGAGGGGCAGTACCACCAAATTCATCTACTAAAGATTGAATTGAAATTTGTCCACTATCTGGGCAGGGCATTACTTACCTCCTTTAAGTTCTTCTATTTCTGCTTTTAATTCTTTAATTGATTCAATCAGGATAGAAGTTAAAGCATGATAGTTTACTGATAGGTGGCTATCTCCTCCTTTTAATGGAGTTACTTCTTTTACAGCTTCTGGTAGTACACCTTGTACTTCTTGAGCTATAACACCAGCACTTTTTTCTCCTGTTTTCTTCCAGTCAAAGGACACACCATTTAGTGCAAGCACTTTGTCTAGAGCGTTAGGTATTACTTCAATATTTTCCTTTAGTCTTCTATCAGATGAGATAGTTGTTGACTGAGCTATAACGTCTCCATCTGCATGGAAGTCACCATCAGACTCAAATCTAAACTCAGTACTACCGTTAACTTGAACATCAATGTGATTATTAGCTGTATTAGAAAATCTGTCATTACTGCTAAAACCTATATGATTAGAACCACCTACATATACATTCTGACCGCTAAGTGCAGATGCTATTTCACTAGCTGTCTGATCGGCAGTAGCTCCAGATTCAATACCATCTAATTTAGTACCGTCAGCAGCTACATCTCTACCGTCAACTGTTCCTGTAACAGTCATGTTTCCTGTTACGTCAACGCCAGATGAAATATTAACATTTCCATTTAGGTCTATAGAACCATCTGAATTTATTTCAAGTCTATCAGCACTATTTGTAGCATCTCTGATTCTAAATTCACCATTATCATCTTGTATGAAGTAGTCAGGGTTATTATCTGAATCTGTAAAAGTTATTTTAGGCCCACTATTTGTTAATGTAAGATCTCCAGTCGCAGTAATATCTCCTGTTACGTCAAGACCAGCTAAACAGTCCAAATTGCCAGCTATATCAATATGACCATCACTATTTACAGCTAATCTATCAACACCATTAGTAACATCTCTGAGTCTAAATGTACCATTATTATTTTGAATAAAGTAATCAGGGTCACTATCTGAATCTGTAAAAGTTATTTTAGGGCCAGTACTTGTAAGAGTTAGGTCACCAGAACCTAAAGTTCCAGTTGTAACTACGTTCTGAGATCCAAAATCAGGAGATATCTTAGTTCCAGCTATTGCAGCAGATGCGTTAACGTCTGCGTTTACGATTGTACCATCAACTAGGTTTGCACTAGCTACGGTTACGTCGGATGGTAAAGCTCCGGCAGCAAGTTTAGATGTTGCTATAGAGTCGTTAGCTAGTCTACCAGCAATAGAAGCGGAAGATACGTTAGCCATATCTTCTGCTGCTACTGGATGACCACCAGCTGTTGAGCCGTCATGTACGACAAGTGTTTCTTTGTCTGTATCTACAGTAACCTCGCCTTCGGCTCCGGTAAAGCTACCATGTTGCGTAGTTGTACCACGTCTTAGTTTTAATAATTTTGCCATTTATAAAGTTCCGAAGTCAAGTTGTAAATTAGCACCATCTATAGTACCAATGTTTGACATGTTATTGTTTTGTCCATCTAACGCTCCACCTAGTTGAGGTGTAGTGTCATCTACTAGACTAGCTATACCAGAGTTAGATGTTATACCTACCCAAGCAGAGCCGTTGTAGTTTTTCAATACATTGTTAGTAGTATCAAACCAAAGATCACCATTACTTGGAGAACTAGGTGCACTAGCAGAAATTTTATACTCATTGGCATATCTGTTTACGTCAGATATAGATGCACCAACTGTATTTACATTACTAATAGAACCAGCAGTTGTATTTATATTTGTACTATTATTAGCTACTGATACAACGTTTGCACTGATGTCTGAAACAGTCTTAATTGGATCATCTTTAACAGTTATAAGATTACCCATAGCATTACCATGCACGCTACAGTAATATCTAAAATTACCTGTAGGTTGTGTTTCTGGTATTACAATTTGCACCTTTGCACCAGCTTGACCAGCTGTGCCTGTAACTGTTACGTTTGTAGTATAAGCACCTGAGTCTGTTTTAAATACTAAAGGATGGTTAGCATTGCTACTATCGCTTTGGTCAAAAGTATATGTCCAACCCTTGTACAGTGTAAGAGCCTTAGCAGGGTTTGATGTATCACCATCTATGACATATTTATTACCACCAGAGTTTACAACTGTAACGGTAAATGTTATTTCATCTTCTAGTGCATCTGCAACTATATCAAGTGACCCATTAGAGCTACCTGTAGATGCAGGGTTTGTAATAAGACCTAAGTCTTCACTGTATGTTATAGCACCAGATACAATAGCTACATCGTTAAGAACTGACTGAGAAGGAGTAATAGTAGCAAATGAACTACCGTTCCATACGGTTAGATTATCATTGCTATTATCAAACCACAAGTCACCTACCTGTAGTGATGTGCCATCAGCTCTCTGTGTAGGAGCACTGCTTGCTATCTGATATATGTCAGCAAAGTTATTTATGTCTACTACGTTTGCACCAGCTGCTGCAATATTAGTTATATTAGTAGCTACAGTATTAACTTGAGTAGCTATAGGTACTAATCTGTGAAAACTATACGTATGTAATGTAGATGTAGACTCAACTAGAAAACCAAAGCCTGTAGGTATAGCAGCAGATACGCCTGTAATAGTTACAGTATTGCCTGTCCCTGCACCGTTTGCTATGGTTACAGTAGTACCACTAGGAGTTAATGTTGTGCTTGCAGCCTGTATACTTAGTATAGCTGACTGACCTGTAGCTCCCTGTGGGTTAGTTGTAGGAAAGCTAGTCTCATTAGCAATAGCTGTAAAACCACCAACCTCGTCTATAAGGTCAATAATACGAGCGTTGATAGCAGCTGTGGTAGCTACAAATGCGTCAGAGTTAGACCAAGCTACACCACTAGCTATAGTTTCGCTAGAGTCCTGTCTAAGGAACTTAGCTTCAGCTTCTGTCTCTGTGTAGTATCTACTATCTAAAGATGATGTGTCCATTTCAGACAGCGTAAGCTTGTCAGATTGTAGTAGTGTTTTTATCTCACTAGCAGTCTGGTCAGCTGTTGCTGCTGTTTCTATACCAGCTAGCTTGCTTTGCTCCGCATCACTATATTCGTTAGTATCAGCATTTGCTTCGTATGCAGTTTTAATTTCTGCGTTAGTTTGATCAGCTGTAGCTCCAGACTCGATACCGTCTAATTTAGTACCATCTGCTGCTACATCTCTACCATCTACAGTTGAAGACACAGTAATTGTACCACCAACTGTTAAGTTGCCAGAACTTAGAGTTCCTGTTGTTACTACGTTTTGACTACCGAAGTCGGGAGATATCTTTGTACCAGCTATTGCAGCTGACGCATTTACATCAGCATCAACTATAGTTCCGTCAGCTATTTTACTAGAAGTAATTTGACTGTCAGCTATATCTGCTGTAACTATTGTGCCATCTACAATATTAGCACTTGCAACAGTGATGTCGGTAGGTAACGCACCACTGTTTAACTTGTCCATTGTAACAGCATTATCTCGTATTTTAGCTGTAGTTACAGCATCGTCACGAATGTCAGCAGTTTGTTCTGGTTGGTTCTGTTCTTCTTGTGCAGCGAACAGTAACTGCTCATGGTTGGCATTTAGGTCAGCCGCTTTGACTGAAGACCCTGCCGTGTATGTAGCCTTTGCACTATCTACATTGGTATCACGATAAATACGTATAAGTGCAGGGCTAGCTGGTATGTTGCCCGATGTAAAAACTACATTACCACCACCTGTAGTAGTATAGCTTGTTATATTGTAGTGTGTGCTTGTTGTTTTTATAGCACCATCAACTTCAACTTTTACGTCAGACTCTTGTAATGAAGGAAAGGTAAACTGCTTAGTCGCATTACCATCCCCAGTGTATTCTACGAATGTTGTTGCCATTTATTTAGGTATATTGAGGATGTTACGGGTTTCTCTTTTCTTTTTCAGTTTTCTAACTCTCTTGAGTCTTTCTTCTTCCATTAGCTCCATAGCTTCTTGGTTAGATGTTAACTGTGCCCACGCTCTGCGACGTGCCCGTTGAAATAATCTATCTATAATTATATTATGGTAGTAATCTCTAGCATCGTACTGTGCACGTTTACCAGCTCTAATATCAGCATACATCTGCTCCATAGATGCTAAAATCTTAGGATCAACTGCTAGTTTGTCTAGCTCACGTTCTAAGTTTTGCTCACCTATAAGTCTTTGAAACTCAGATCTAACTCTTGGATTGTCAGTTAAATTTGTGCTATCAGGTGCGTAGTATGTAGACATACGTAAATCATAACCACTATTGAACAAGAAGTTTCTACCGGGACTTTGATCTAAGCTAAGACTAATCGGACTAACAGCATTATAAGCTCTAGTTAAGAAGTCCCAATCTTTCAAAGGTTTACCATTTAGCATATCATACTTAATAGGTAACTGGTTGTTTCCAGCTAAACGTTCTGTAATTAAGTTACGGTTACGTATAGACTGGTCGATACCTGATCCAATTTCACGCATGTATGGTGTAAACAATCTACCCATTTCGTTACGTAAACCAGCAAGAGGTACAATGTTGTTACCTAGTCCAGCTACGATTCTGTCAAACTGACCGGGGCGACCGGCGAATAAGTCAACAAATGACTGTATACCAGCTAAGTATGACTTACTTGTAACAGCTTGTGCAATAACTAATGAGATTTTTTGTAGTTCTGATTCTGTCCACTCTTCACCCATAAGTTCACTTGCATCACCTACGTCAGCGATTGTAGACATAATTAGGTTAAATGGTTCAAAGTTATCATAACCAACACGTACAGCACCTAACTTTATTGTTCTTGGCTCCCACTTACCATCTATCCACATCTGTCTTTTTGATCTATCTACTGGGCCGTTGCCATTAAGATCACCACGCATCCATGCCATAGCTGCCATAAATGTAACAGCAGAACCTATAGCCAATCGGCCTGTTTGTAAAGCCCTTGCGTTAGCTAACTCTTCTGGTGTAAATATACCATATTTGGCTACAGACTCTAAGTTATTAGGATTAGCAAATGCTATGTCGTTGAACTCTTTGACTAAGAAGTTAAAACCGGGTGTATACTTACCTGTCAATGCAAGACCGTTTACACCAGTTCTAGCAAACAAAAAGAAAGGTTTAGCTAATGGTGTAGCTGTAAATACATCGTTTAGACCTTTTGCAAAGCCTGTAAGTTCTTGTGTAAGTGTAACTTCTTTACGTGCAAACCCAGTAGCTTCATCTGTAATATTACCAGCAGAGTCAAAGACTTGTGCATAAAAATCATCTTCATATGCCTGCATCAACTTTTTATTAATCTGTGGTGTCTGTATGCCGTTGCCTTGTAGTTCCATAACTCTACGCATAGCTTTTTCACGCATCTTAGCACGGCCAAGAATATATGCAAAAGCATCGTCAGTTGCTGCCATAATCTTTGTAGAGTATGTCAGAAAGTTACTATCATTTAAGTTACGTGCTATGTTAGCAAGACGAAATGCAGCTGTATCTCCAGCTGTAGCTCTACCACTATCTTCTGCCCATCTACGTATAAGTTCCCAGTTTTGATCGCCACGACTAAACTCAGAGTATCTAGTTTTAATTGTAGCTAGATCACCTTTCCAATATGAATTTAGTTTAGTTCTAAATAATGTAAAAGATTCTGGTATAGCTTCTATCATACCGTTGATCGCTGCTAGGCTCGATCGTAGTGTAGCTGCGTCACCATCAAACGGATAGCGTACAACAGCACCAAGAGCTGTAGATAACGGTCTTAAGAATGTAGCCGCAGATGTACCCATAATCGCTCTTATAGGAGTTTTAGGGCCACTTAGTACACTATTGGTCATAACACCCTCAAGCTCTCTTATAAGGGCTCCTGTACGGTCAATATCGTTTCTGTTTAGTTTACCACCTTTGATAACTGTTCTTGCCCACTGGTCAAAATCTTCTAATGTATTTACGTCATCCATAATAGAGAACGCTTCGATGATTGCATTGACCATATCATCATCTGCATTATCTTTAGAAATTTTAAGTATAGACATAATAGACTCTTTTGCATCAGCTATGTCAGCTTGTACTGCTTCGTCTATAGTTTTCTTTGTTTTCTTACCAGCTGCTAGTGCTCTAAATGAGTCAGACTTGACAAATCTAGCTTTCTTTGTTTGATATAATGCAGTAAGCATAGTATCTACAATCTGTTTAGCCGGCCCATCTACATCTGTAATATCAACTAAATCAGATATTTCACGTGCAGCTATACCTGTATCTCTAAGCTGTTTCATTAAAGAACCTATAACTAAGTCAGCTATAACTACGTTCTTGGATGTCCATATTTCTTGACCATCTACTACATCGTTAGTTTCAAACAGCTCTTTTAGATATTCTTGTGGTGACATATCAACAGCATTTCTACCCTGAGTAATACGTTGATGACCCTCAATAGATTCTCTAAATGTGGCGGCAAGCGTTGCTCTGTTACCTTTTGCTTTCTCTAGTTCTTTTGCAAACTTGTCACTACTCATCAATGTTTTCATAATGCGTTCTACTGTCGCATCATCTGTAGCACCTTCTTGTGCAATACGTTCACGTTCTAGTGGTCTAGTTACGGAGCCAGTAGAACCTTCTTCTTGACCCCACTCTTTACGAGTTCTGGATAGTTGTTCACGAGCTACTTGTGGATCAACCTCAGATGGGTGTGCCCCTTGGTGTGGTTCAGCTATAGGTGCATTTTTGTCAGCTCTAAACTCAGCTTCTCCTTTACGGAGCTGTGCTACACCAGCTTCTACTGTCTGGTCTTTAATACTTTTATTACGCTTTGCAATCTGATCTACAACTTGAGTGCTGCCTTTTTTGAGTGCATACGCCATACCATCAAAGAATAGTCCTATGCCCATACCTTCTACAATGTTTTTTACTTTCATTGTAACAGGAGAGTCAGTATCTTTTGTAGATATAATTGTGTCAGCCCAACCGTATCTGTCACGTAACGCTCCTAGTGCGTTCTGTTCATCTGACTCTTTAGATATAAGGTCAGACGCAGCTCCAACAGCCAAGCCTCTTACGGCGTTAGCTTTTGTTAGTGCTACAAGTCCAGCTGGTATACTTATAATTCCAGTAGCTGCTGCACCTTTTGCTGCTAGCACTGTACCAGCTGCAAGAGATCCAAAATGCACTAGACCTCTTAGCTGTTTACCCCACCATGTTTTGGTTTCTATAGGGTTATCGTATGAGTCAAACGGTGTCCAATCTGGTTTATATGTACCAGTTGCTTTTCGTTGCTCTTGCATCTCACCTGATAATGCGTCAACTGTACGCTCAGGAAAGGTTGCGATAGAGGATGCAGTATCTTGTAAACCACCAGATAGAATGGACTGACCCTCTTTTATAAAAGCTTTAGCACCCCATGTTTCAGAGTTTCTAGGATCCTCTTGTTGTGCTAATGCTTGTTCTTCTTTTTCTTCAGCTTGTTGTTCAACTGCTTCCTGTTGAGCATCTTTCTCTTCAAGTTCTTTTAGATACTCTTCCATTTTATCAGCAGCCAGATCTAAGCTTTCACGATCTATATAAGAGTCGCTCATCTACCCTCCAATGCTCTTTTAACTGCTGGAACTTGTTTTAGTTCCTCTATAGTTGTTGGTTCTATTTCACCGGGCCCATAACCAAAGACCTGTTCTCGTTCTATTCGACCTGATCTTAGCTCTTTCTTCTTACGTTCACGTCTTAATTTATCTCTTCTGGCTCTTTCTTGTGCTTCTCTACCTTGTCTAGCTAAACGCTCTTTCTCAACCTCACTAATAATTATATTAGCAACTTCTTTGTCTAGATTTTGAAACTGTGCAAAGTAATTATTTGCTAAATTAGGAAATGTTTTATTTTGTACTTGTATTTCTTCTAAAGTAAGCTTAAGAAGTTCACCAAAGTTTTTTGTTTCTTCTGTAATTGCACCACGTATCGCCTGTGATTTACGATTAGCGTTCATATTCATCAAACTTATGACAGCAAAACTTTGCCTATCTTCGTTGAATGGTTTATCGTAATCTATCAATCCAAGTCTATCTAAGTCAAGAATCATATCAGTTGAAAAATTGTACATACCAAAGTTATCTGATCCTCTTTTAGCTAGAGCAACAAGTTGGCGACCATTAATATTATTTAGATTCTGCCTAATAGAGGTGTTACCATTACGATTAAATTCAAACTGATTAGCATTTTGACCACCACGTTTTTCTTGTAACATGGTTAGATATTCTGCAAAGGCTTTCTGTTCTCCTGTACGCATATTACGAAATGCTTTCTGCTCACTAGGAAACGTCTTCATATCATTTTCTTTTCTATAGTCTTGTAATATCTTAGCGTAAGGATCTACCAATAGTGTTTTGGGATCTTGTAGTCCAAGAATTACAGCACGTTCATAGATAGCTTCAGACCCACTTAATACTCTAAAGCCACCTTTGCCATCAGGCACACGAATACGTAAAGCTTTATAGTACTGCTCTAACTCAGGATGCCTTTGTCCACCATGTTTAACATACTCAAACAAATCATCGACAGGCTCAGACTTAAATGCTTCTTTTTTATTAAATAGTTCTGGTTTTTTGCGTAACTCTCTGCGTAATGCAATTACATCACTTACACCAGCATCAGTTAATTTTGTTCTTTCCTTCGCTTTTGCTACATACTTGTCATAGTTCGCTTTTAACTTATCAAGTATAGTATCTCTGTATTGTTCATATGTCTGAGTTCTACGACCTTCAGCTACCTCAAAAAGATCTACGTTTTTATTATCTGGCCCGTTAAACATTTCTCTATAATCAGCTTTCATTAATTCTGCTACACGCTTATCAAGCCTAGAAAACCTAGTTTTATCTCCTCTGTATTCTTCTTCGTCAGTAATAATTGTGTCTATAAAATCATCTGCGATATTATGTTTGGCTGCATACTTGTCAGCAGTGAGTACATTTCTATCTCTTGCACCACCTGTATGTGTTTCTTTTAGACCACTTTGTAAGAGTTTTGGTATCTCAGTTTGACCCGGTATATAGAATGGCTGCTGCATAAAGTCATTTATAAGACCACCTATCTGTGACTCTTCTAGTCCGATAATACCTCTTTTCTTGTTCTCCTGTATGAGTGGTATAAC